TATTAAAAACAGTCGTAGTATTAAAGGCAGTCGTAGTTGTAAATGCTGTTGTAGTACTTTGTGTTGTATTAAAAACAGTCGTAGTATTAAAAGCAGTCGTAGTTGTAAATGCTGTTGTGGTACTTTGAGTAGTATTAAATGTTGTTGTTGTATTAAATGCTGTTGTAGTTGTAAATGCTGTTGTTGTACTTTGTGTTGTATTAAAAACAGTCGTAGTACTAAATGCTGTTGTAGTAGTAAACGCTGTTGTTGTACCTTGTGAAGTATTAAATGTAGTTGTAGTACTAAATGCTGTTGTAGTAGTAAACGCTGTTGTTGTACTCTGCGAAGTATTAAAGGTTGTAGTTGTTGTAAACGCAGTTGTAGTATTAAACGCAGTTGTAGTACTTTGAGTAGTATTAAACGTTGTTGTTGTTGTAAACGCTGTTGTTGTATTAAAGGCCGTTGTTGTGCCTTGTGTAGTATTAAATACTGTTGTAGTACTAAATGCTGTGGTGGTATTAAACGCAGTTGTTGTGGACTGTGTTGTGTTAAATGTTGTAGTAGTCGTGAAAGCTGTTGTTGTATTAAACGCAGTTGTAGTAGACTGAGACGTATTGAATGTAGTTGTAGTACTAAACGCTGTTGTAGTAGTAAAAGCAGTTGTTGTAGCTTGTGTCGTATTAAAGGTTGTTGTTGTAGTAAACGCTGTTGTAGTAGTAAAAGCAGTTGTTGTATTAAATGCAGTTGTTCTACTTGTTTCAGTTGCTTGAGTTGTATTAAATATAGTTGTTCTACTTGTATCGAAAGCAGTTATAGTATCTTGAGTAGTATTAAATATTGTTGTAGTTGCGTAAGAAGTTTCTTGTACACCACTGATTGTAGAAGTACTTGTTGCAGTATTCCTAGAAGTTTGATGTGTAATGGTAAACGGCCCAGCTAGTGTGCCGTTATCATTTACATATACCTCATTGATTCTGCGAAGCGTACCACTATCGTTTAACGCCAGAAAGGAGATAGTACGAAGTGTTCCATTGTCATTGATATACAGTGCCATTTCTTAACTCGAATATACAAACCATATATGACCACTACTTGTACTTCCTACATTAGAAGGAGCAGTCTGTGTTATTGTGTAAGGAAGTCTGTCGGCACTAATAGTACCTCCAGTAATTTTATCGGAATCTAAAGTTCCTGAATAAGTTGCGTCTGAAGCAATTGCAGCTGTTCCATCAATTTTCAATCCTGCGTCTTCAATATTAAAATCTAATTTTTGTCCCATTTTATACCTCTATTGTTGTTCTAATAAACTTGTAAGCCATGCTGTCTGTTGAAGCAGGAGTTACCCTTAATCTTACATTACCAGCACTTATATCTGCATCGAATGTTGCTTGAGCACCATTGTCAAATATAGAAGCGTACTGTGTTAGATAAACTGTTGTTCCATCATGGAATAGTACTATCTCTATGGATTGATAGTCTGAATCTGTTGTATTCGTTACCTGTACTAAGTATTTAGCAGTTCTAAATGTTGCTGCTGCAAAACTATCTAGTGTAAATTGTGTAGTTGCTGATGAAGTTCCTGAACCTACATCCATACCAGCAACTTCGTCTATATGAAGTTTTTGAACTGGGTTTGCATCTTGAATACCTAACTTACCTTTTAGCTCAAGTATAGAAGTAGTGTTAATACCCATATTGACATTAGCTCCAGCGAACCCGATATTCCCTGACATGCTTTTACCAGATAATGCTGCACTTGATAATTGTGTAGATGTTACAGAATTATTTGCAATCTCACTTGATCCAACAGCGTTTGCTGCTATTTTAGCTGCTGTTACAGAGTTAGCTCCTAGTTTTGCATTTGTTACATTAAGATCAGCTATTTTAGCTGTTGTAACCTGTGAAGCTCCAATATGTATAGTATCTATACTGCCACTTACTAATTCTGCTGAGTCTACAGAGTTTGATGCTAATAAGTCCGCTGTGATTAATCCGCTAGTAATAAAGTTTACACTATTAATAGCGTTATCTGCAATATGTACAGAAGTAACTGCATCTGTTGCAAGTTCACTTGCTGTAATAGTGTTAAGAGCAATTTTTGCTCCAGTAACAGCATTATTTGCAATATGTATAGAATCTATACTACCGCTTACTAATTCACTAGAATCTACCGAATTAGCTGCAAGTTCTGATGAACCAACTGCTCCTATTGCTATTTGTGTTGCTGTTACAGAGTTTCCTGCTAGTTCAGAAGCTGTGACTGCGTTTGCCGCAATTTGATCGCTTCCTACAGAGTCTATTGCTATTTTATTTGCTGTAACTGCATTATCTGCAATATGTATAGTATCTATACTACCAGTAACAAGTTCGCTTGAATCTATTGAGTTCGCTGCTATTTTACTTCCTATTACTGCATTGTTTGCTATATGAATTGCGTCAATAGACCCACTTACTATTTCACTGGAGTCGACTGAGTTTGCTGCTAAATCACCTGCTGCAATAGTTCCATCTGCTATCAAGTCTGATGTAATTAAACCGCTTGAAATAAAGTTTACACTATTAATAGCATTGTCTGCTATTTTAGCACTTGTTACAGAGTCAGAAGCTAAGTGATTTGCATCTATGCTACTATCAGCTATTTGATCGCTTCCTACAGAGTCTGTTGCTATTTTATTTGCTGTAACTGCATTGTCTGCTATATGTATAGTGTCTATACTACCACTAACTAATTCTGCTGAATCTACTGAGTTAGCTGCTAAGTCACCTGCTGTAATAGTTCCATCTGCTATCAAGTCTGACGTAATTAGACCGCTTGATATAAATGCTACACTATTAATAGCGTTATCTGCTATTTTAGCACTTGTTACAGAGTCAGAAGCTAAGTGAATTGCATCTATGCTACCACTTACTAATTCTGCACTATCTACTGTATTTGCGGCTAATGTTGTTGTTAAAGCAACTGCACTTGATCCGTTAAAGTTTACAGCTGAAGCAGTTACATCTCCTGTTAAAGAGAAAGCTCTATTTGTTGCTAAAGTTGTTGCTGTATCAGCATTACCTGTTAAATTACCAGTAACATTTCCTTCTACATTAGCTATTATTGTTCCTGTTGTAATTGTTAGGTCGCCTGTGGAAGCACCAGTAAATGTACCAGTACCTACTTTAAATTTGTTTTCACTTTCATCAAATCCAATAAATGCATTATTTTGGTCGCCTCTTTCTATGACGATACCTGCATCATTTGATGGAGTTCCTGTTGTTCCTGTACCAAGTTCCATTAATGGATCGGCAATGGTTGTTGTTGTTGAATTAACTGTTGTAGTTGTTCCATTTACAGTTAAGTTACCAGAAAGAGTAACATTTCCTGTAAAAGTTTGTCCACCAAGTGCACTACTTGCTAGTTCACTTACCCCAACAGAGTTGGCAGCTAATTCACTAGAATCTACTGCTCCTGCAGCTATGTGTCTGGCTAAAACTTGGTCTGTAGCAATTTTTGCAGAAGTAATATTATTTGCTGCTATTTTTGCTGTTGTTACTTGAGAAGTTCCAATATGTATAGTATCTATACTACCACTTACTAATTCTGAACTATCTACAGAGTTTGCAGCTATTTGTAATGCACCTACTGCACCAGTTGCTATTTCTGAAGATGTAATTGTGTTTTCTGCTATATGTCTTGATACTACAGAGTTACTAGCGATTTTAGTGCCATCGATAGCGTTGTCTGCTATGTTTCCTGTAGCAATAGTATTGGCTGCTATATCTGCCGATACTATAGTACCGTCTACAATATGTTCTGAAGATACTATTGCAGAAGTAAGTTTACTTGCTGTAATAGCATTATCTGCTATTTTAGCTGTTGTAACTTGTGCCGCACCTATATGTATTGTATCGATACTGCCACTAACAAGTTCTGCAGAATCTACTGAGTTTGATGCTATATGTCTTGCAACTACACTGTCTGTAGCTATTTTTGTACCATCTACAGCATTGTCTGCTATGTTTCCTGTAGCAATAGTATTTGCTGCTATGTCTCCTGAAACAATAGTACCATCTACAATATGCTCTGAAGATATTATTCCAGAAGTAAGTTTACTTGCTATAATAGCATTATCAGCTAGTTTTGCTGTTGTAACTTGTGCTGTACCTATATGTATTGTATCGATACTGCCACTAACAAGTTCTGCAGAATCTACTGAGTTTGATGCTATTTTACCTGCTGTTACTGAATCGTCTGCTAAATGTATTGTGTCTATTGAGCCACTTACTAATTCTGCTGAATCTACTGAGTTTGCTGCAAGTTCATCTGCACCTACTGCAGCTGTTGCTATATGTCTTGCAACTATACTATCTGTAGCTATTTTTGTTCCGTCTATTGCATTATCTGCTACATTTCCTGTTGCGATAGTATTCGCAGCTATTTTAGCGCCTGTTACTTGGGCAGCTCCTAAATGTTCTGTATCAATTGCTCCTGCCGCTATATGTTCTGAATCTATAGAGTCATCTGCAATTTTAGCACCTGTTACTGCATCTGCAGCTAATTTACCTGTTGTAACTTGTAGATTTCCTAAGTGTATAGTATCTATACTACCACTCACAAGTTCTGCTGAATCTACTGAGTTTGATGCTAATAAGTCTGCTGTTATTGTTCCACTCGGAATTTGTGTAGCTGTGACTGAATTTTGTGCTAATTCTGAACTGCCTACTGCATTTGCTGCTATTTCTGTACTACCGATTGAGTTAGAAGCTATTTCAGCTGAAGTGACTGCGTTTGCTGCTATCTTCGCTGTTGTAACTGCTCCAGTTGATAAATGTATTGAATCAATAGACCCACTTACCAATTCGCTAGAATCTACTGAGTTTGCAGCTATAGCTGCTGAATCTATTGCGTTGTCGCTTACGCTTATAATAGCTGTAGCTTGTAATTGTGCTGTCCCAACGGAGTTGGTTGCTAATTCTGATGTTCCGACAGCATTTGCAGCAATTTCATTACTTCCAACAGCATTTGCTGCTATCTCACTTGCAGTAACAGAGTTACTTACTAATTCAGTAGTCCCGACTGCATTTGCCTCCAATACGGAGACTAGATGGTTTTCCTTACCTATTAATGCCATGTTATATTTGCTCCAAATATGATAGGACTACATCGATACTACTAGCTACATTGCTTTGTATTCTTATACTGTCCCCTGCCTCTAACACTACCTTTGCATCTCCGCCGATTACGGCTATAGATGTTCCGCTTGGAATAGGTGTGTTATGAGTAATATTAACTAATGTTGTTGAACTTGCATCATAAAAAACAGTATTAGCTTCTATGCTTCCTCCACTCTGATTACATAAATACAATCCTATGATTGTACAAGTAGAACCAACAGGTGAAGTAAATACAGTTGTTAAAGAAGTTCCTACATTTGCTTGCGTTGCTGTTTTAAATGCTGATGCCATAATCTTATCCTAGTGCTATGGCTAACGCTAGTACATCGTCTTCGGTTTGGCCTCCTGCCGAACCTACTGTTACTATTGAACCGTTAGCCGCTTTTGTGTAAATTTTACCGTCTGAAACATTCATTGCAATTTCATGTACTTCTAGATCGTTTGCATCTGGTACAGACGAGGCCGTTTCTGACCTTTTTGGTTTAATCACATGAGCCATATTAGAACGTTCCTCCGTCTAATGTATTTGTCCATGTTATTGTTCCGTTCGCACCAACTTGTAGTACTTGTCCTACTGAGTTGGTTGAATCGTATGTTCCGATTGATAAAGAAGCAAAAGAATTACCACCATTAGCACCATATAGTATTGTGCCTTCTGGTAATGAACTTACTCCTTTTAATCTTAATGTATCTGAATTAATTTCTATTGTAGTATCATCTACATTAACTGAAAGTGTGTTTCCTGATTTAGCAAGACCTGCTCCTGCAGTAACACTACCAGCTCCTGAGAACTGTGTGAATGTTAAGTTATCAGTACCGATTGTTGCTGAACCAGTTATATTTGAAAGTACGAAACCTGCATCTGCATTTGTTCCTTCTTCAACAAATGTAAACAGACCACCAGTAACTTCTGCTGAGCTATCTGCGTCTGTTGTTCTTGTAAGAACGAATGGATTTGAAACATCACCAACTGTTGTTACAGAGTAGATACCGTTTTCACTTGTATCTGTTTGTGCTTTTACAAGTACTCTATCTCCTGATGTTAATGAAACACTATCAACTGATATTGCTCCATTTGAGTCTGCTGTAAGTGTTGCACCTACGCCACCAGTTCCGTTGTTATAAGTTGTTGATAAGTTTGATTCTGAAGCAACTCTTACTGAATCTTTTACATCTAGTGCTTGTTTTACACTATCAACATATGCTTTTGTTACTGCGTCTGTTGACTGTGATGGAGTACCAATATTGGTAACTCTGTTTCCACCCATATCAACAGTTTGTGAGCCAGCAACGGTTAATCCACCATCAAAGTCTGCTGATTGTGAGAATGTTGCTGTACCTGTTACTGTAATAACATCTCCTGATGCATCACCTAAAGTAACATTACCATTTAAAGTTGTTGCTCCTGTTACTGTTAAACTATCTGAGAAGGTTGCGGCATTAGTTACTCCTAATGTACCTGCTATACTTGTATTACCTTCTCCACTTGTAACTGTGAATTTGTCTGTGTTAATTGTTAAGTTGCCAGTTACTGCAGCTGAACCTAAAGTTGCTGCCCCTGAAACATCTATGTCTCCATTTAAGTCGACATTTTGTCCAATCTCAACTTCTTCACTGCCATTCGTAGTTATAAACTTAAGATATGAAGTTCCGCCTTCATTTATATCTAAAGCTGCTGCTTCGTTATCTGGTAGTGTTAAAGAAGTTGCTTGTTGTTGTAAATTTAATTCGCCACTGTGAGTAACTATTAACTGACCTGCTGCTGCAACACTTAAATTGCCTGAAGTTGTAGATATAGTATTATTTGAACCAGTTACTACAATGTTACCAGTTTTAAGTTGGTCAACTTTACTATTGGCGTCTACGACTATTGCTGAACTTGCTGTAAGCGTACCAGCTGTATGGTCGAGCATTTCGACATACAAGTCTCCACCTATAGTTGTGACTGCTGAAGAACTTGGGTGTCCTACAAAGAGCTTTTTGGAATTAGACGAATACGCTAACTCACCTTGACCCAAGGAGGTAGGAGCGGCGGTACTACTACTTCTTTTGATTTTAATGGTTTGTGCCATGGTTATATCCTATTGAGCTTAAAAGCTCCCTGCGTCTACCGTATCTGAGTCCGCTGAATCGTTACCTATCATTATAGGAACAAAAGCAAACGTTCCACTTGATGTCTCACGGTAGATCTTTAACTGATTATCATCAGTATCATAAAATAAATCTCCTTCTGCAAGGTCTGTTGTACCTACAGTAGGAGCTGATGTTGCGACAAAGAATTGATTTGCTAGAAAGTTAAGTGCGCCTTCTACAGTGCTTTCATTTGCCAATGTGCCGACTGGGTTATTAAAAGTAATAACACCGGCGTCTGATACATCTCCACCAATTGCTGATGAAATTGTTAGGGTAGTAGTCTGTGATGTAGCATTAAGGGTAGTTGTACTAGGAGTAATAGTTATCGTTGTTGCCATTATCTTGTTACATTTTGTGTAACTCTTGCTACACCCTGAATCAATCTAGTAATTGTATTTGAACTAGAGTTATAAATTTCTGTATCATAGTAATATTTACCTGCTGCAATATTTGCTGTTGTTGCATAACCGAGTTTCATAGTGAAAGCGCCATTAGCTGCATCAGTAATATTACAAGTAAAAGTTGCTGTAAGAGTATTGGAGGAAGGAGTGGGACGAAGTTGTGCTGAAACTGTGTGTGAATTTAAGTTAATAGCTTCTCCATCTTCAGATAAAGCTATAGAAAGGGCAAAGTCTGCGCCCTGATCGATAACTATATCATAATTTCCTGCTGCCATATTTATACTCCTATATGCTAAATTATATCAAAAATATGAGGTGATGTCAAGAACTATTTTTGAGAGGCATTGGTAGAATCTATTCGGTTGGTTCTGGGTTATTAATATCTCGACCATATAGGTTTGTAGCCCATCCATGCTCTAGTACCATATAATTATCTGGACTATTTAGAATAATATCTTTTGCCCAGTTAATCATCATAGTTTCTGTTACATTTTCGTAAGGAGTCAAAAATCCACTCATGTCTCCATTTGCTTTTGCCCTCCACGGCAATGGAACTTCCACATCCTCTACATAAGTTTGGTCTGCCTGACCTTCTACCAAGTGTATAGCATTTGCTGTTGTACTATCTGTTCCTGAAATTCTTACTTTTACTTTTTTAACCATATCGTGTTGTCTTATTTGTGGCATGACATTCATATTTACATAGTTTTGAGTTTCATGACCTAGTAAACTAAAAGTAAAAGTAAATTGTACATCTAGTGTTGTTGTTATTGCGTTTCCTTCGCTATCTGTTCCTGTTTGTATTTCAAAATTCATTATGCTTTCTGTCCTATGTCTACATTATGTGCAATATAGCCTGTACCATTCCCACCCCTTACAACATAAGTATCATCATCTTCTACATCCATATTATGTGTAATACAAGCTTCTGTTATATTTGGTATAGCAAATATTTCTTCTAGTGTTCCGTTTTCTCTTACTAAATTATCTCCTATTACTAAATCTTCTACTCTTACAAATTTAAATACACCATTTTTAAATGATAACATTGGATGTTCATTTGTAACTTTTAAGTTGTAATTTATCCAGTAGTAATTAGTATATGAGTGAGGATCTGTTACTTCAACAACATTTGAAGTACCAAAACTTCCGTTTGCAATCTCTGAAGCTGTCCAAGTTTCCCAAGCATTTTCATCAAGTGATAAACTTGAATGTCTAAATGATTTTACACTTTCTCCAGCAGTTACATCTTCTATTGCTTTTGTAGTTCCGTCAGCCATAACGACAGGAGTTCCTTGTACGAAACAACCTCCGCCTCCGCCTCCGCCTGGAAGACCTCCGCCGCCTGTAGTGCCTTCAGTTGTTACATTAAAATCTTGTGATGTATTTCCAATAGTAACTGTGGTACTTCTAGTAGTTAAATTAGTTGCTGCTGAAGTAATTTCAACATTAATATAACTTCCGTTTGCAATCTGTGAATTTGCTGTTCCAAAACTTCCATTATCAATCTTAAATCTTGTAAAAGAAGTATTTGTTATGTTTACTGTTTTTGTTCCTGCAAACCCTCCAGTAACTTGAGTATTTGAATATACTGCGGTACTTAATGCTGCTCCTGCTTGGTTTGCAAAAGCAAATACTGGGTCTGTTGTTCCAAATTTTAAGAATCGTGCTTCACATGTTCCTAAATAATCTAGTCCTGTATCTGCCTGTGCTCTAATGTAAACTGACAATGCAGAACTTCCAGAGTAAGAAAATGCGATTGGCATATTTGCTGTTTGGGCAGAGGAGTATATTCTTGTTCCGCCATCATGTAGTAAGTTTCCTGCTGTATATTGGTGAAGTTGTGGAGTTTCATATACTAAAGTTCCTTGTGATGTATTTGATGTTCCTGTTCTTACTTGAATACTTACAGTTTTTACATGGTCAGTATTACCAACAAGTCTTACATATCCTTGATAGAAGCCAGCACCAGAGCCAATTTCTATTAGACGCTTGTTTGCCATTGTATTTGTTGACCAACCACCTATAGATAATCCTGAAGCAGTACCACCATCTGAAGGTAGTACAAGTGTTCCATTTACAGTTACATCATCTCCTTCCAATGTTCCATTAAATTTAGCATTACCTGAAGAATCGATTGTAAACTCTTTTCCTGAAATAAACCCACCACTTGCAGAACTTAATATAAGACCTGTAGTTGTGTTTACACCATCTCCCCCTCCAACAACAGTTGCACTTCTAATATCCGTAGCATTTACATTCCAACCACCTGCTGTTCCGTCAGTCAATGTGATTGTCATATTATCTGTTGAAGATATCTTAGCATTTGTAATTACATTTGCTGCTAATACAGCATTATTAATTGAACCATTTGGAACACTAATTTTTGCAAAATCAATTCCGCTTGTTGCACTTATCTGTGCATTTTTAATTGTATTTCCAGCTATATTTGCATTTGTAATAGTATTTCCTGCTATTTCTGCATTTGTTATACTTCCACCAACTATTTTTGCTGCATTAATAGAGTTTGCTCCAATTTGTGCTAAGGTTATAGTTCCTACTAAAGCAGTATTTGATACTGATCCAATCATTGCAGAGTTTATATTACCATTTGTACTTATTTTCGCACCGTCAATATCTCCATTTGCCACACTAATTTTTGCAAAGGAAATACCCCCTGTAGCACTTATTTGTGCATTTTTAATGGTATTAGATGCAATGTGTGCGTTTGTAATCGCATTTGCTGCGTTTATTTTTGCAAAGCTGATTGAGGCACCTGATGCAATACTTGCATTATTTACAGCTCCTGTTTGAATTTTTGCATTTGTAATTGCGTTTGCTGCTATTTGGTTTTGTCCAACAGCACCAGTATCGATTACAACACTATTGATTGTATTAGCTGCAATTTCATTATTTGTTATACTTCCTGCTACAACTGCCACGGCTGTAATTGCGTTTGCTGCAACATGAGAACTATTAATAGCTCCTGCAACTATCATATTAGAATTAATAGAGTTTGCTTGTATATGTGAACTGTCTATCGCTCCAGAGACAATTTGATTCGTGTCAATGCTATTTGCTGAGACATGAGATAAATCAATAGATCCTGCTATTATAGCAGCTGTTCCAATACTATTCACTGCTATTTCACTAGTTCCAATAGAGCCTGCTACTATAGCTGTTGAACCTATACTATTCGCTGCAACATGAGAACTATTAATAGCTCCTGCTACTATAGCTGTTGACCCAATACTGTTTGCTGATACATGAGATGAATCAATAGCTCCTGCTATAATGTTTGCTGTACCAATGCTATTTACTGCCATTTCTGAGCTTCCAATAGTACCTGCTATTATAGCTGCTGAACCTATACTATTCGCTGCAACATGAGAACTATTAATAGCTCCTGCTACTATAGCTGTTGACCCAATACTATTTGCAGAGATATGAGATGAATCAATTGCATCTGATATAATATTTGCTGTGCCGATACTATTTGCTGCCATTTCCGAACTTCCAATAACGCCTGCGACTATTGCTGCTGAAGTTATGGAGTTTGCTTTTATTTGAGCAGTATCTACAGCATTTTCTGCTATCAAGTCTCCTGTGATTGCATTTGATACAATTTCTGAAGTGTTTACAGAATTAAAAGATATTTGTGCATTTGTAATTGCATTTGATACAATTTCGGAAGTATTTACTGCATTAGCTGCTATTTTTGCATTTGTAATTGCATCCGCGGCTATTTGTAAAGTTTTTACTGCTCCTGTTAATAGTTGCGCGGTATCTACAGCATTGCCTGCTATTTTAGTATTTATAACAATGTTATCTGCTAATTTAGCGGCAGCGTCTACTGCTCCACTAGATAGTATAATACCGTTTACAGTGTTTGCTGCTATTTGAGTACCGCCTACAGAATTTCCTGCTATAATTGTTCCATTTACAGAGTTTGCTGATATTTCTGAACTTCCTATTGCGTTAGCTGATATTTCTATTCCTGAGATAGAGTTAGCAGCAATAGCTGATGAACCCACTGAGTTTGCAGCTAATTCTACTGCTGTAATAGAGTTTGCTGTAACTGTAAATGCTTGTACTGCATCTGCTGTTAATTGTGCTGCTGTAATACTATTTGCTTGAATAGCAACTGTCCCAATTGCGTTAGATGCTATTTCATTACTTGTAATGGAATCTGCTTGAATAGCAACTGTTCCAATACTGTTTGCTGCTATTTCATTACTTGTAATGGAATCTGCTTGAATAGCAACTGTTCCAATACTATTTGCTGCTATTTCAGAGTCTCCAATTGCATTTGCTGCTATAGCTACACTTCCAATACTATTTGCAGCTATATGAGAACTATCTATTTCTCCTGCTATAATATTTGCAGCTCCAATGCTATTTGCTGATATGTGTGAATTATTTATAGAGCCTGCAACTATAGCTGCAGCTCCTATTGAATTTGCTTCAATATGAATAGATTGTACAGCATTACCACTTAACTGTGTGCTTGTAATAGTATTTCCTGCAATTTCTAATGCGTCTTCAATTCTTTGCTTATTAGTAAATGGTGTATAACTATATGTACTTCCTGATAAACTTACTTCACCAATAATAGTATCTTTCATTCTATCGAATGGAAGATTTTGTTTGAATGTGTTTGCACCACTATAAGACCTAGTTGGGCTAGCGTCAAGAGTTAGAACAGTATCACTTGTAATGTCCATAATTCTTCCCATGAAACGAGTAGTTCCCGCATCATCAAGAATCATTATATCTCCCTCTACATAATCAGTTGTAAAAGTAGTGCTTGAACCTGTTACTTCTGGTTCTCCTGCTGTAGTTGTAATTGTACCGTTTGCTTGGCTAATGTCATTATTAGATTGTCCTAATCTTGCTAAATACTGATAATTTACTGTAAATCCATCTGCATCTTCTGTAGATTCTGTTACAAGTTTTATAGGTCTCAATGGGTCACTTCTTACAGTTCCTCTAGCAGTATTTCCATCGTAATCAAACATTAAGTAAGCATTATCGCCATCGGACATATCTGGGAATGTTTGTTCTGTATATGCTGTATTTCCTGAATTTACAATTACAGAACTAACACCGTTTGGTGGACTAAATACATAAGTGCTATTTGCAAAAGTAACAGTACCATTTGAACTATTGATAGTAGGAACAGTAGTTAGTATCCCACCTTTTTGAATTGCACCATTAAGTCCTGCATTTATTGTACCTGCTCCGAATATCGTAAATAGTGCTTCATTGAACACGCATAGTTTTTGTACCCAACCAGAAGTCTGACCGTTAGTTGCTACTGTTTGAACACGAAGAATGTAGTTTCCTGGAACTACTTGATTAATTGTAAAGTCTGTTTTATTGTTTGAGTTTATTCGTACTGTCGTAAATTCTCTATTTGCATCCACTTCATTATTTGGACTTATAATATTATGCTGTATATTATATCCTGCTAAATGTTCATAAACATCATCTAAAACATTGCCCTCGGAGTCTGTTCTGCTAGTTTTAGGATGAGCCCAGTTTATAACTACTGAGTAATCGTTTATTGTATCTCCCTCTCCTACTTGGTCACCGCCTTCTGCACTTCCTGGAACAATAGTTGAACTTACAGATCTAGGTACTGGAATTTGGTCTGTTCTTTTTGGAGTTTGGGCAATATCTGCATAAGTTGGAATTACCCAACCTCTGTCTACTGCATCATATTTTTCTACATGATACTCTGCAGCATTAATACTGTATATCATTTTATCATCTGGGCTTACAGATGTAATAATATATTGTTTAGTAGAGCCTGATACATCTCCTCCTTCTTCTCGGTCTCCTGTAACTGTAAAAATAACTTCTCCATTTGGAGCTGCACTAAATGCACTAGATACTGTTACAGAAGTTGCATTAAAGGAAGAAATAGTTTGAGTTTCGATTCTTACATCATCTGACCAAACTGTTTGAACTACATTACCTGCATCATCTTTTAAATTAGAAGCTTTTGCATGAGTATCGATAGCATTACCATCTTCATCAAAGAGTACTACATCTCCTGTTTGATATGTTACTGAATTAATAGTAGCTAAAGGTTGTGCTATGTAACAACCTCCACTTGGAAATATTAAATTTAATTTAAAGGTATCGTCATTATTTAGATAGCTAGTTATATCTCTATCTGTTTTAATTACTGTTGAAGAAGATGCGGAAGATGTTGTAACTCTTCCACTTGCAGTTATATTTGTTAAGTCTGAATCTTGAACAGATATCACATCACCTGGTTTTAGCATAGCGCCATTAAGTCCAGTTGAAAAACTAACTACTTCTTGTTCTAACTTTTCTGTATAAAGTTGATATTTACCATGTCTTATAGCTTGTCCTTGTGAAGTACATCCATAAGCAGTAACATCTTTTCTTCTTATTTTTCCTGTTCTAGCTATTTCATCATGGTCTTCGACTACTTCTACAGCTTGTTTATATCCATTATCTGGGTCATTCCAAGTTACTGCTATTTGATTGTGCTTAAAACGACCTGCAGTTCCAGAATATCCAAACTGACCTTCTATAACATTTGATTTGTTAAAAGCATATACAGGGCCTTTTTGTATATTTGAACCTAAAGTTACTTGTCCATTGTACCATACTAACATAGAACGCACCATAGATGCTAAGTTTTTTAACATCTTGATAGCATTTGTTGACTTAGAAATATATAAATTACAAGTAAATCTTGGTTCTGTTCCACCCTTTCCGTCTGGTACTAATTCATCACAGTATTTTGCTAATTGGAATAATGTATATTTATCTATTTGTGAAAAATCAAAATCTTCATCAAGGTATTTACCTAGTCCGTATCTTTGATTAGTCAGCAAGTCATAAAATACCCATATAGGATTACTACAATAAACTGATTCATAATTAGGGTCTGTTGGGTCTGTAAAAACTTTTTTATCGCCTCTAAAATTACCATCCCAATCTTGGACTGTTCCCGTATCGGCTCCAGTAATAACATTACGAGTATACGAAGCTACAGTAGCTCTTACTCCTGTAAGTGGATTTATTGCATCAAAAGGAAAATAGTTCGTAGGAACTTTTACTTTCATTCCACGAATTTCATATCCTCTTTTTGGTATTTGTTGGAAATCTTCAGCGTCAACTACTATAGCTGCATAGGCAGAATAAGGATATGTTAATTTATCTGTAATAATATTTTCAATCTGTTTTATTACACCAGCATTTGTTTGTTGCCATGAATTTTCTTTTTGATTAACTGCTGAAATTCTTTCAAATTTTAATCTATAAGCATCAAAAGGTTGATATTGACTGATATCTATAGTGAAAACTTGATTAAAAGGTTGTTTTGATTTTGCTGTTATTTTACCATTTGAGTAACCTCTAGGTTCACCGTTTGCTTTATAATTTGCTCTACCACTTACATTTGCTCTACCAACTTTTACAACATCTGTATAAGTGCTTCCTCCATCTCTTGAATACCCAAAAGTAATTCTATATTCTGCAAAACCGTTACCGAGTCTGCCATTTTCTTTTTGAGAAATCATAGAATTAAAAGCAATTGTTGCTTTTAATGTATCTACTT